TTTTTATTTATTAATAATAAATAAAAAATGATTAATTTAATTACTGTATGCTAAACCTCCCATACCGCTCATTAATCTTAAAACATTATAGTTAACTGCAAAAATTGAAATTTTACTATCATTATCAGTAAAAGAATTATTGTATTTACTATTGGAGAATTCAGAAAACCATAAATTCAATTGTGCAGTATCAATACGTGAAAAGTTGCATGTTCCAGATGGTTGATGTTCTGTTGGATTCAATGCAAATGAAAATGTATTTAAGCCATCTTTTGGTGTATTAGGGAAATGCATGTAGGATTCAACGGTATTGTGCCATGTTCCTGATCTCTTGCTTTGTCTATCTTGACCATTTAATTGAAGTTGAACATCAGAAACTGGATTAATAGTTCCATCAATTAAAAGTCCATAATTATTATGTTGCCAAATAACTAAATCAAATTCTTTGATATAATCTACTCTATTATCTACAACATATTTGCTTACGGGAATAGATAGATCTACAATAGTTAAATCGTTACGAGTAATTTTGTCAACTTCTGGATAAGTCAAGTTTTCATTATCAAAATCAGTATAAATTTTAATTACACCTTCGATTTTGTCACGTAAATCAGTGGTATTATTAATTTTAACAAGTGGAACATTGCTTGCTAATCTTCCAATTAAATAAGAACCATTGAATTTCTCAGCTGTAGCTGAATCATTGAAAACATATTTTGGTTCTTCAGAAGGATCTGCAGGATTAATTGCTACATATTCTATACCTCCAGTGCCACTATATGAATCATCATTATTGTCAGTAGCAACTTGATTAAAATATCCGAATTGATCTAGATCATATTGTGCTAATAATAAGAGTCTTGCAGCATTTTCTCTAGCTAATTCCCAATTACAATCATCATATACCATAAATTTCTTTCCTTTATAGTTTCCTAATTTAGCAACCCAATAAATTGCTTTAACTGGGTGGTTAAAATTGAGCTTGTATTTTGCGGAATTACTATTGCCAATAGATTCATCAATATTACTTTGTACTTGTTCTATTAAATATTCATGACCAACTTGTGCGAACTTTCTACGTTCGGCATTATCTAAGTAAATGTAATTAATAAATAAAGAAGCATCATCCAAATCAATAGATTCGGCTTCAGAAATAAAAGCTTCACTTGCAATATAACATTGATCCGCAGGTCTAAATTTAACATAAATTTTAACTTGATGATATTGTAAAGCAATTAAAGGGAGAGCTAAACCATTATTTCTACAAAAATAAAATTGTAATGGGATATACATTGTATAAGAGGGTTTGAGTAATGTGTTATCAGGGGCATCCCAACTTAATGTACTAATTGATGTTAATTCTGGAACATCACCAATCATTTTTGCATATCCATATCCGTGTCCGACATCATGAGATACTTCATACCAAATATTGAGCCAATCACCATATTGTTTATCAATTGGAGTACCACCAATTTCCAAAACGGTATCTTCGATAATAGCATGTCCTAATCTTCTTACCCACGCAAATTCAACATGTCCAAAATTTGCAAAGTTACCTGTAAATCTTACTTCGGGTAGGACAACTTTAAGAAACATTTGTGTAATTAAATCTCCATTCCTTGAAATTTCAACAGTTCCCCTCTTTGAGAAATTAGCTGCACCATTAAAATATTGTTCAATAGATTCGACAGCAAAGTTCGTATGTCTTCTATATAATACTTTAAAAAAGGTAATATGTGGATTACCAGTCAAATAAACATCTTGAGCACCATAAGCTACTAATTGCATTAACGGTTAACCTATAATGTTTCCATTATAGCCGGACTATATCATAAGAATTCATCGAGAATTGATTAGATTCTCTCCTCCCCACTACCATTTAGTCTCTGAACTGCACTCATGAATCGCTGTATAAAACATCATCAAAACGATTTTTAGAGCTTGGCTGCGGATTGTCCATTTCGAGATCAAATCTCTCATATATGTGATTTTTACCATACCCGAGTTCCAATCTCGGCCATTAATCGATTTCTCAATTAACTTGGTACACATACCTTTAGGAGTTTCCCGCAATTTGATAGTGTCGCCATTCCTAAGAATGACTAGCAATTATTTTTAATAATTACTGAGGCATATTGACC